TAAGACTGCTAAATCGCGTTTGAGTAAGGAGAATAAAGATGTTGAAGTCCGTTTGTATTATGATGAGCGCGGTCTTGATCGTTACTATGGTCTTTTGGAACTTGGTGAGATTGGTGGACTCTGGAAGAATGTAGCAGGACGCTATGAGATGGATGGTAAAAAGATCTATGCAAAGCAGATTCTTGCTAATCCTGAAGAATATTTTACTGAAGAAGTAATGCAACAATTGGACGAAATCGCACGTAAGGAATTCAGTTATGGAGAAAGTTGAGTTTCTAATTCTTAGAAACCTGTTACACAATGAAGAATATACCAGAAAAGTAATACCATTTCTAAAATCTGAATATTTTGAAGATCCTAATCAAAAAATTGTTTTTGAGGAAATACTTTCTTTTATTCAGGAGTATAATCAATTAGCAACCAAAGAAGTTCTTTGTATCGAGGTAGAGAAACGTCAAGACATTAATGATTCTTCTTTTAAAGAAATCATTCATTTGATTTCTTCTTTAGAGGACGTTCCTGCTGAGTTTAATTGGTTAATCGATACTACCGAAAAGTGGTGTCGTGATCGTGCCATTTACTTGGCACTTATGGAGTCGATTCATATTGCTGATGGTAAAGATGAAAAGAAGAATCGTGATAGTATCCCTTCTATTCTTTCTGATGCTCTTGCTGTAAGTTTCGATACGCATATCGGACATGATTATTTGCAAGATTATGAACAAAGATATGAAGCATACCACAAAAAGGAGGATAAAATTGAATTTGATCTTGAATACTTTAATAAAATCACGAAAGGTGGTCTCCCTAACAAAACTCTTAACATCGCTCTTGCTGGTACGGGTGTCGGGAAATCTCTATTCATGTGCCATGTGGCTAGCTCCGTCTTGCTCCAAGGACGGAACGTTTTGTACATTACGTTGGAAATGGCAGAAGAACGCATTGCTGAAAGAATTGACGCAAACCTCTTGAATGTTAATATCCAAGACATTGCCGATCTTCCTAAGCAAATGTTTGAGAATAAGGTTACAAGTCTTGCAAAGAAAACTCAAGGTACTCTTATAATTAAAGAATACCCAACTGCCTCCGCACATGCTGGACATTTCAAGTCGCTTCTTAATGAACTTGCACTTAAGAAGTCATTTAGACCTGATATTATTTTCATTGATTACCTTAATATTTGTTCTTCCAGCAGGTATCGCGGAAATAGCAACATCAATTCTTATACATTTGTCAAGGCAATTGCTGAAGAATTGCGAGGACTTGCAGTTGAATTCAACGTACCAATCGTATCTGCTACTCAAACCACTCGTAGCGGTTATGGTAGTAGCGATGTTGAACTTACTGATACTTCTGAGTCCTTTGGTCTCCCTGCTACTGCTGATCTTATGTTTGCCCTTATTAGCACTGAAGAGTTGGAAGAGTTGGGACAGATTCTTGTAAAACAACTCAAGAATCGTTATAATGACCCTACAATTTACAAACGTTTTGTGATTGGTATTGATAGGGCAAAAATGCGTCTATATGATTGTGAACAATCTGCTCAAAATGACATTATAGATTCTAAGAATTATGGTGACGAAGATTATAGGGAAAATTCCGAGACAAAAAAATATAAAAAACAATTTGACGGATTTAAGTTTGAATGAATAATTTTGATATTATTATTGATGAAAATTTTATTGGTCCTTCCAATCAAGAAGAACTTGATAATATTATTAGTAATGAAAATTTTCCTTGGTATATAAATCAATCTTCAGCATTAGAAAAATATCCATTTTTGGGACATACTCTAATTCCTAGGTATAATCCAAAAACAGAAGATCCAAGTATAAATTCAAACTACTTTTATCCATTTTATGCAATTTTTCTTCAATTTTGCAATAAGCATAATTTAAAAGTAGATCAAATTTATAGATCGTCAATAAATTTAACAACAAATCATGATCTTTCTGTAATGGGAGATCCTCATGTTGATCATGAATATGAACACATGAACTTAATAATGTATCTTAATGATATACCTCAAGTATCAAAATACAATGGATCTACAATTATATTTGATCAGCAGTATGACGGTGAAAAAACTGCATATGAAATCTCTGAAAGGTTCACGATAAAACATGAAATATCCGCACAAAAAGGAAAAATAATTTGTTTCAATGGGAAGTACTATCACACAATAAAATGGCCACCTCCTGGAATCATGAGGTTTACCTGTATTTTTACCTTTTCCATACATTGACAATTGACTTAAATCCTCCTATACTAAAATGGGGATTACAAAAATGATTCACTTTTATTAAAATAGAAAATCTACTATGACAGAAAATAAAGTTATTGATACAAACAAATATATTGAATTTGTCCGCCAAACCACAAGTGCCGCAAGTACTAACTATGCAGATCTTCTTGCTCGTTTTACTGAACTTGAAGTCGAAAATGATGTAGATGTTCCTCGTCTTTTGACCGCTGCTCTTGGTATTAGTGCCGAAGCTGGTGAATTTACTGAAGTTGTGAAAAAAGTGTTCCTTCAAGGTAAACCATATAACCAGGAAGCAACATTTCATCTTAAGCGAGAACTTGGTGATATTTGTTGGTATCTGTCTCAGGCATTTATGGCGCTTGATACTAATTTTGAAGAAATTCTTCAAATGAATTTTGAAAAACTGAGTGCTCGTTATCCTGAAGGTGCTTTTGATGTTTATCGTTCTGAAAATCGTGTGGAGGGAGATCTATGACTAAAGAAACTAGCGTAACTATTTCAATCGATGTTCGGACTGCTGCGGCAGTTCGTCAAGTCTTATTTGATGCTCAGAAAGGATATACTTATGATGAAGTTAGTATTCCCCCTCGTGTTGCTGATATTCGATCTGTAATCGTGCAACTTGACAAGGAGATTGAAAAGCACACTCTTTGATTAAACCATGCTTGAAGTCTTTTTGACTATTTTTATAAATAACTAAAAAAGTATTTGTAAAAAATGGATCCTAAAGAACTACTCGGATTGATCGAAGCATATTCAGAAGTGTATGCTTCCCAAGAAGATATTGATGAAGCAACAGCAATGGCGAAGCGTGGTTATGATGAGACTGCAATTCGTAACAAGATTGCTAAGTCAACTGGTGGTGGTGAGGCTGCTGATAGAGCATCTGCACTTGAAAAGAAATCAACATTCGGTGATGCTAAGAAAGCAAAGGCAAGACAAGACCTTGCTAGAAAGCAAAGAGGTGATTTCCGTAAGACAACTTCATCATCTCCTGGTCTTCATGGATATGCACATAAGTCAAACGATCCTGCAGTAAAAGAAAAGCAAGCAGCAAGAGGAGCGCAAAGAGGTGCTCTGACTCCTGCTGAGAAAAAGCAACTTAATAGAGAAGAGTTTGATATCTTTGAGACAGTTCTTGAGTTTCTTTATGTTGAAGGATATGCAGAAACTCTAGAAGAAGCAGAGTGGATGATGGCTAACCTGATTGATGAAGAAGCAATTAATATTATTCTTGGTGAAGAGTTTGAACTTGATGAAGCAGAGGGTTCATATGGTGCAACACCAAAGGCATATAGTGCAGCAAAACAAACTAAAATGTCTGCAAAGAGAAAGCCTTTCCTCAAGAAGATGCTAAGAAGAACTAATCCTGCAAATAGAACTTCTTCTTATGATTCTCCAAGAAAGGGACTAACTTCTGATGATAGAGAAAGAGCAAGAGCAGGTTCTGCTCATGGTGTAGGTACTCGTCAAGATCACGATTATCCTTCACAGGGTCCTGGTGGCGTAACCAAGAGTGCTAAGAAACTCCGTAAGCAAAAAGCAATGGGCGAATTTGCTAAGGAAGAATTTGAACTTTGGGTAAATGAACTTGTGGATGAGGGATATGATCTTTCCGATTATACTTGGGATGAAATGCTTGATATCTATTTAGATGAAGCAGAAGGTTCTTATGGCCAAACCCCCAAAGCAAAAGAAGCAATGGGTAAATTGGCTAATGATAGAAGAAACAAACCTGCAAGTGAGTATTCACAAAAGGGTGAAAAAACTAGAAAAGTAAAGGCAGCAGAAAAGCAAACGAAAAGACAGGATATGCTTTCTAGAGGTCTTTCTGGAGGCAAGAAATCTTCTAGACCTTTTAGTACTAGAGGTAAGATGGACGCCGATGAGAGAACAGAAAGAAGGTCTGAGCGTGCTTTTGATTTAGAAACCAAATATGGAGAGGGTTCAGTAACCAAGAATCCTAAGAAACTTCGTAAGCAAAAGGCAATGGGTGAGATTGCTAAGGAATCATTTGAGGCATGGCTTGATGAAGCAATGACAAATTATGAGAAGAATCGTAAGAGAGCAGCACAAAGAGCAGCAGCAAGAAATGAGGCAAGAGCACAAGGTAAGACTGGTGCTGTTCCTGGTGTAGGTTATGTCACTCCAAGAAAAGAAAGGGAAACCTGGACTGATGAGAGTGGTAAAACTAGACATGCTAAGGGTCTCTGATAAATAAATCAGAAGGTTGTTTTAACCCCCTTGACTTTTTAGTTAAGGGGGTTTATAATATCTGAACTTGGGGAATTAGCTCATTTGGTAGAGCACCGCTTTTGCACGGCGGGGGTGAGGGGTTCGAGTCCCCTATTCTCCATTTCTAAATACTTGAAAAAGTAATAATAAATGTCTGCCGCAGAAATAATTATTAAAAATTCCTCCCAAGTCTTTGGTGACCTTGGGAATTTTTTCTCATCAATATCTGTTAGGGGAGGGGATAGGGAAATTGATGACTGGAATGATAATTCCAAAGACATGCTTTTCGCAAAAAGTCAGACTACTGTAATTCTTAGACCAAGAATTAGATCTAAAAAAGAAAGAGACTGGTTGAGAGGTAAATTTAAATCTCATATAGAAAATAGGCAATCTGAATTAGAAGAAAAAATTATAGAATTGATACCACCAAAAGTTGCATATACATTTTCATATACTGAAGAAGTTGTTGCTGGGACAGGAATTAAATCTTACATTATAAAGGCAACAGAAGAAGGAAAGAATAGAGCAGCAATAACAATTCTTCTTCAATCAAAGGGAATGTCAAATGGATCTGGTGGATCTAGAGAAGATCCTCACGAATTGATGACGGCTATTTTGATAAGAGAAAAGATAAATGTTGACTATACTACAATTAATACTAAAAAAAATGCCGTAGAAGAATACACTGAAATAGTAAACAATTTATATAAATCTGCAAACAAAATAGTAGGTGCTGCAGGATTGAATGGTTTTTATACTGATTCTGATAAAACTGAACCAGATTTAGTTAATCTTGCAAAGGCTGTATCAGTTTCAAACTATGTCATAGAACAAATTGGAAATGCTGAAGTCAAAGAGGTCTGGCAAACAGGAACTAAATGGGCTCAAGAAATTAAAAAATTCAGTGTTGGACCAAAAACAATTCAAAACTATAATTCTTCTGATATTATAGTTAAATTTCAAACTAAAGGAAAAAATGAAGCGACTCATTATTGGGGATTGAGTTTGAAAAAAAGAGGTATTGGTGAACCAGAACCAACTCTATTGAATAAACCAGCTTATGGCGCTAAAGGATTTCTGACAAAAAGTATTCCACAATCCGAACATAAAAAAATAGAAGATGCCAAATTAAATTTTTTTAGAGGTGCTTTGAAAGTTAAAGTTGGCAATACTTCATATAAAGGAAAAGATATTGTTAAGATGCCAATAAAAGAAGTTTTGAAAGCATGTAATACTGAATTTACGGATCAAAAAGAAAAGAGTGAAATGTTAAGGGGTCAAGGAAAATATATATCTAACCCTAACATTTATTTTGAAGAAATGGATAGAGTCTTTATTAAAAACTTTGACAATAATAAAGAATTCTTCGCAGATTTTTTAGATACTATTTTTAAAATAAACCTAGACACATATCTATCAGATACTGCATTTCATTTCAGTCTAATAACTGGTGAAGGCGATTACAAAAATGGAAAAATATTTGAAGTTAAACCGCCATTAGAAAAAGAAGGAAGACTCACATCAGAAATTTTTAGAAAGATTTTTTCTGATCCAGATGCAACCGAATATAGAATTGTAAAGCAAACTGATAAATTTCATGCATTTGAACCTGCTGCAACTGCTGCTAAATTATTCTATGAAATGTTGATAGGGAAACCGGGATCTCCCATAAGTGTTGTTATGCTTGAAGTTAGATATAAGGGAGCACTTACTGGAGAACCTCAATTTCAAGTTTTTATGTCAGTTAAGCAGAATAGTTTTGCAAATCTTTATAAAAAAGAAGCAGCGAAAAAAACTTTTGGACCAGATCGCTGGAAATAATAAATATAATTATATCAACATAAAATATGAAAAGTTTTTCACGATTTTTATCTGAAGCAAGTAAATCTCTTGCTGTTATGCAAGCGACTCGTCTTGGATTAACCGGAGATGGTCATGGTGG